CCAAGCAAGATGGCTTGCAACATTACTTCACTGGTTTACCATGCAAACACGGGCACATTGATAAACGCCAAACTTCAGATGGCACTTGTATGGCTTGCTCGCGGGAGAAGTCAAGCAAGTGGGCGTTGCTTAACCGTGATCGGAATCTTGAGAGAAAAACCGCATCAAACAATAAGCGTAAGCATAAAAATCAGTTGTACGCACAACAATGGCGGCAAGCTAATCCTGAAAAGAAAAACGCTTTTGAGGCAAATCGCAGAGCCGCAAAGTTGCAACGCACACCATCTTGGGCAAATCTGTTTGACATAAAAATGTTTTATGAGGTGGCAGCGGTTTTGAGTCGTAGTGGTGTTCTGTTCCACGTTGACCACATTGTTCCATTAAAGGGCAAAGAAGCCAGTGGGCTTCATGTTGAGAGCAACTTGCAAGTGCTGCCTTGGCATCAAAATTTGCAGAAAGGTAATCGTTTATGAAAATAGCAACAAGTGAACTCGAGCATCTGCGTGAAGAAGTTAAAAACTGCCATCGCATCATTAAAGACTTGCAAAAGAAGCGTGAGTTTGTAGGGATTACGGATGAGGAAATTGACGATCTTGCTGAATTTCACGGGTTGGATTTCATGTCATACGAGCCATTTACACGAGCCATCGAAGCCAAACTAAGGAGCAAAAATGAACACAGAGGATGACGAGTTCAACAGGATTGAGATGGAGTCACGGGCGCGTAAACTTGCTGTACAATATGCGCTTAGCCGTCTACACACTGAAAATGATAGACTTGGTTTATATGAAGATGTGTACACAAGTCCGATACCTTTAATAACCGCTGAAGAATGGGCAGCACTTATAGACAAAGATGAAACAATTACTAAAGACTGAATCCAAGTTTGTTAAGCACATAGCTTGCGATCATTGTGGTAGCAAGGATGCGAACTCGCTCTATGACGATGGACATACCCACTGCTTTGCCTGTAACACTACAGAGCAGAAAAGTCAGTATGAATATCGCAGTGCTCAGATTTACAATATGTCAAAGAAAGATGTTATGTTACCGACCGTAAAAGGTACAGTTAAATCAATCCCTGATCGTGGTATCAGTCAGGCGACCTGTGAAAAGTATGGAGTTACCCAAGATGGAGACAGCCAATTTTATCCTTACACTGACGGAAACGGAGTTAGAGTTGCTACTAAGACACGTACTGTCTCTAGCAAACAATTCTCGATCTCTGGAGATTTCAAGGGAGCCACACTATTCGGTCAGTCTCTCTTTCACTCCGGAGGAAAAGCTGTCACCATCACAGAAGGAGAACTTGACGCTTTGGCTGCATTCCAGATGCAGGGAAGTCTCTATGCTACAGTGAGCGTTAGGAATGGTGCTCAGGCAGCACTGAAGGACTGCAAGGCTAACTATGAGTGGTTGGATAGCTTTGACTCAGTGGTTATCTGCTTTGATGCTGATGAGCCTGGGAAGAAGGCAGCTAAGGAAGTAGCTGAACTGTTCGGTAACAAGGCCAAGATTGTGCAGCATAAGAGTGGTTACAAGGATGCTTGTGACTACCTGATTGCAGGTGCAGTTAAGGACTTTGTTAACGAGTGGTAGAGAGCTACTCCTTATGTTCCTGATGGTATCGTTAACGCTGCTGACTTGTGGGAGGAAATCTCCAAGCCCGAAGCAGTTGCTGAAGCGTTATACCCTTGGGATGGCCTTAATAAGCTCTTGTATGGCCTACGCCCTGCTGAGTTGATTACGGTAACTGCTGGTTCAGGACTTGGTAAGAGTCAATTCTTACGTGAAATCCTCTACCACATTCTGAAGACAACCAGTTGGAACATTGGTGGTTTGTTCTTGGAAGAATCTACACGGAAGACTTCACGTAGTATTATGAGCCTCCATGCTAATAAGCTACTGCACTTGCCTGATACGCCTGTAACCGAGAATGAACTTAAGGAGGCATTTGATGCCACATTGGGACTTAATCGTATTTATCTGTTTGACCACTTCGGCAGTACTGATGTCGATAACATTTGCAATCGGATCAGGTATATGGCAAAGGCTTGTGATTGTCGTATTGTTTTCCTCGATCACATTAGCATTGCTATCTCTGGCAACGATCTGGGTGATGAGCGTAAGGTAATTGATAACATGATGACAAAGTTACGTACACTTGTGCAGGAACTTAACATCGTATTGATCTGTGTGAGTCACTTGCGTAGGCCTCAAGGTAACCAAGGCCATGAGGACGGAGGTAGTGTGTCATTGTCGCAGTTACGGGGTTCAGGTGCTATTGCTCAACTGAGCGATGCAGTGATTACTTTGGAGCGTAACAGCATGGCTGAGAATGAGAATGAACGACACTTAACCAAGATTGCAGTGGCTAAGAATCGCTATAACGGTGAGACTGGCCCTGCTTGTAAGTTGCAATACAATGGATATACAGGACGTATGATTGAGGTTCAAGAGGAGGTACTATGACAGCATGGCATGGAGGTAAAGGCTCAAGTAGCCGACCAAGGCAGGTTAGTAACGAGGACTATGCAAACCGATGGGATGCTATCTTTCAACGGGATACTACAAGAGAAGAACCTATTGGTAAAGTCTTAGAAGAAGAACCATTGAAGGAAGATGAGAATGATTAGCCTTGAACAAGCCATTGTAGGTGCTACAGGTGTTGGCTATCTGATCGTTGGTGTGCTACAATGGAGCAAGGGAGAAATCTCTAACGGTATGATCTGGACGGGCTATGCCTTTGCTCAGGTAGGACTATGGTTAAACCTTAAATGAAAGTAACTTATGAGGATTGTCCTCGACATTGAGACAAACCTAGCACATGACAAGATTCACCTTGTTGTGACTAAAGATATTGATACTGGAGAAGTACGTAAATGGAAAGTAGCAAGCAACCTGCCGGAGTTTTTAAAGGGCGTATCGTTGATAGTCATGCACAACGGCATAAGTTTCGATGCACCCGTATTGAATCGCTTATGGAAGACGAAGATTCGTTTGAATCAAGTGTACGATACGTTGATAGTAAGCAGGCTTCTCGATCCGAGCCGCGAGAACGGACACAGCCTAGAAGCATGGGGAACAAGTTTAGGGATCAATAAGCTAAACTACAAAGCTACCTGGGAATGGATGATGGACAGACGTGAGGAATATAAAGGTGAATGCTTCGATAATCCTATTGATAGTCTACTTAGCTATTATTGTGTACGTGATGTGGAAGTAACATCTAAACTGTATCTCAAACTAGTCAATGACTATAATGAGAAACAGTTTAGTCTTGAATCCTTAGAACTTGAACACCGTGTAGCTTCTATCATTGCTCAACAAGAACGTAATGGTTTTAAACTGGATATACCTTATGCAACAGTGTTACTTACTACTATCAAATCAAGATTGGCAGAGATATATGAGGGAATGCAACAAAGATGGCCTTCATACATTGTTGAACGATACTCTGACAAGACGGGAAAGAGACTCAAGGACAGCGTGGTTACTTTCAACCCTGGAAGTAGACAACAAATCGGAGAGAAACTTATTGAGTTGGGATGGAAGCCTAGGGATTTCACTCCTACAGGACAGCCGATAGTAGATGAATCTGTATTGTCTAAGTCAACCATTCCTGAAGCTAAGATGATTGCTGAGTACCTGATGCTGCAAAAGCGCATAGCTCAGATTGAATCTTGGTTGGAAGCAGTTGGTAAGGACGGTAGAGTTCACGGTAAGGTTATCACCAATGGTGCTGTTACAGGTCGTATGACTCATAGCACACCTAACATGGCTCAGATACCTAACTCTGGGTCTATTTATGGCCCTGAATGCAGGGAATGCTGGAGTGTTGAGGATGGTAATGTATTGGTTGGTTGTGATGCTAGCGGTCTTGAGCTTCGTATGCTTGCTCATTACATGAAGGATGATGATTATGTCAAAACAGTCTGTGAGGGATCGTCTAAGGATGGATCGGATGTGCACACGAAGAACCAGAAAGCAGCGGGACTTCACACTAGAGACCAAGCTAAGACGTTCATCTATGCGTTTCTCTATGGGGCTGGCCCTGCGAAGATCGGTTCTATTGTGGGTGGTGGATCGAAGGAAGGATCAAAGCTCATTGCTGCCTTCCTTAAAGGGACTCCCTCGCTCCAGAGGCTACGTGATACAGTTAGCAAATATGCGAGTAAGGGCTATGTACCGGGGTTGGATGGTAGGAAGATTTGGGTTCGTTCTGAACACGCAGCACTTAATAGCTTACTTCAGGGAGCAGGTGCTATCGTGATGAAGAAGGCTTTGGTTATCTTTGATGATAAACGCATCAAGAACAAGTGGGATGTTAAGTATGTTGCCAATGTACATGATGAGGCACAGCTTGAGACTACTAAAGAACTTGCAGAAGTTGTTGGTGAAGCGTTTAAACAGAGTATAATTGAAGCAGGTGAACATTTCAAACTTAGATGTCCTCTTGATGGGGAATATAAAGTTGGAAATAATTGGAGAGAAACACATTAAAGTGTTGACATTGCTGAAAAGTGGTGTATGATATATGTATAACTTAAAGGAAACTTATGATTGATTTTAAACTTGATTCTAACGAAGCTGCTTTTATCATCCGTGTGATCGGACAACTGCCTACAGAATCCGGTGCATTCCCATTACATCAGAAGCTGGTGGAACAGTTTAAGTCGCAAGAGCAAGTAACTGACGTAGAGCCTAAGTGATATTAGCGAGTATGGTGAAATTGGTAGACACAAGAGACTTAAAATCTCTCGCCGTAAGGTGTTCCAGTTCGACTCTGGATACTCGCACCAATCAGCTTGATCTGACACCTCTACGCCGTAACTAGTGGAGAAGCTCCGCATGACGCTATGCCCATAGCATAGAG